TGGTCTTGCGTTTGGATTGTCGCAAACAATCTTTCTCTTTGCCCCAGCCATTTTATCAATCGCTTTGCTAACATCGTGCGATTTGGGAAAACCTTCTCCATAAACCCACATTATTGTATCTCTGATTTCCCAACCAGCATCTTCAATGGCAACTGCTAAACGGTGAAACGTTCTTGTGCCTCCAAAAGCTAATAAATGTGTTCCTGGTTTTGCTACACGCAATGCTTCTTTCCAAAAATGTGTGCCTGGAACACCGTGATCCCAGTCTTTACCCATAAATGACAAACCATAAGGTGGGTCAGTAATAATGCTATCAACGCTTTCTGCGTCCATAAAAGCCATTACATCAAGACAATCACCACAAATTACCTTAATATCAGGATTGTTATCCACTAACACATTTTAACACTCCTTTAGGAAATCAACCGCACATCGCCCACCCGCAGTTATAACATACTACACATCCAGCTTCATGAACCACTGGCGCTCCACACTCTGGACAGTACACGTAGTCATGTCCACCTTGTACTAGTGTTTGCTTTTCAGTGTTCTGTTCTTCCTTCATTGCACTTCCCTCCTCTAGAATATTTCTATCTCAACGCGTTTCGCCCTGTGGAAGAACTCATAGGAGCAGTGCAGCGCCGTAACCTCTTTACCGTACTCATTCATTACATCCATTATGGCAGTTTCAATTGTACGTTCTAGGAGAATTTCAGCGTCTCCCTTCGCTAAGCGATCAAGACACAGCAGAATTCCAACGTTAATGTTTTTGTTCTTCTTCAACCACTCAATGTTCTGTTCAACAACTTCCCACACCTCTTCATAAAGCTTTTTAGCCCACTCAGGAGTGCTTCCGTCTTCGCTTTCCACCGTTAGCTCTTCATACAATGGAATTTCTAACTTGCCTATCATTTCCCTTACCTCCTTTTATGGTATTACCTCTAAACTTGAAGCTACCGAAGGGTACTCATGCGAGCTAAAGGTTAAATTAAGAGTCGCGCAGCCGACTGGATTAGGGCCAAAACCTTTTTGAGAAGCGAAACCATCAGCATTTTCCCAGTCTCTCTTGTATCCCGGTGTGCGAACAAACCAACCAATATCGTTATAAACCTTGCCCTTTACAGTTAAACGTTCTCTAACAATAGGCACTATGTAAGCAGTATGTGTGTGAGCGTTCCATACGACATCAGCGTCAGGCTCATAGACCGCTTGCCGGTTAGTCGCTATGACACCTCTCGTAACAGGTGCGTTACTTCCACTTGTTCCATGTGAATAATAAAGTTTTATGTTCCCACCACGTTTGTGCGAACGTAACAAGAAGCGTATCCATCCTCTCCACCATCCTGTTACAGCTGGGCTACCATTTAGCCTTAAGTGAAATACAAGTCTGTCCACTAAGTCAGTATTAGAGTTCCTCCTTACTGAAAGTTCATGGTTACCTTCAGTCATAGCAATTATATTTTTAGCATATGGTTTTAGAAATTCCGCGGAACTTTCAACAACCACGTCGAAGTACTTCTCAGTGCGGTACTCAGGCCTGAGCTCATCCATATTACGTCTCGGATCGAACTTCCCTTGCATAGCGTCAAACCAGTCGCCGCCGAACACTATTAAAGCGTCGTTGCTAAGCGCATCGTCTAAATGTTTCTTTAATGCTGTTCTATCGCAATAGACACTGTCGAAATGCACGTCGGATATAAGATAAACTACCTGTTTTAGGTCTTCTTCCCCGCTGTCCAACTCGACGCTGATAACAGTTCCTGAAACGGTAGTATCAACTTTCATTGTCGTCCTCTATTTCGCAAAGAATATCCATTTCCGCGTCTGTAATGAACCTTAAGGCGGCGTTTTTGGTATCAAACGGGCCAACTAAAACACTTTTATCCGGTTCAAGCAAAACTTCCGGAACATCAAATGACCCGTAAAGCTTTACATACCATTTTTCGCCGTCTTCAGTAAACGACTCGTAAATGACAGCGGAGTGAATAAAGTCGGTGTTCACAAACACGTTATCCGAAACTGCCAGAAACATTGTTTTTCCTCCTTTCCTCCAATCTTCATCAATCCTCATCTGGATAGTTCAAATATTGCTTGCTGAATTAAATACGGCTCAATCCTCTTTTCTGCCATCTTGCAATATTCCGGGTTCAATTCAAAGCCTATAAAATTACGTTGATACATAGCTGCCACCATACCTGTTGTACCACTTCCCATAAATGGGTCTAATACTACTCCCCCCGCCGGACAACCGGCTAATATGCAAGGCTTTATTAAGTCTGGCGGGAATGTTGCAAAGTGTGCTTCCTTAAATGGTTTTACAGTAACAGTCCATACACTTCTTTTGTTACGTTTTCCCGTCCACTTTTTATAACCGGGTGTATTGGAAGCATTACCGGGTCTACCTTGTCCACTTATTTCTTTTTTACCTGTATGAAAAGTGCTTCCATATTTTTTTTCACTTTCGGGTTCAGCATCTTCTTTTATCGCTTCGTTGTCGTAATAGTATTGTGCTGACTTCGTTAACAAGAATATGTACTCATGTGCCTTTGTGCATCTATCTTTCACGCTTTCCGGCATTGGATTTGGTTTGTGCCAAATAATGTCTTGTCTCAGATACCAACCATCAGCACGAAGAGCAAATGCCACCATCCACGGGATGCCAACAAGGTCTTTGGGTTTTAATTGGTTCTTCCCCTGCTTTGGGGTACAATTTGAAGGCTTCTTAAACATGCGTCCTTTCCGTTTGGCAGAGGATTCAATACTATTAGTACCCCCTGTCATACTACTTCCAAAATAAGAATCCCCGAGATTAAGAAAAACCACCCCATCGTCCCTTAGCACCCGCCTAACTTCTCTGAATATCTCAACCATTTTCGCAACATATTCTTCTGGCGTGGATTCAAGCCCAAGCTGTCCTTCCACCCCATAATCACGCAATCCCCAATACGGTGGAGAGGTTACGCAACAATTTATTGAATTGTCAGGTAACTGCTTTAAGCCTTCCAAGCAGTCCATGTTGTAGATTTTGTTCAATTCAAGCATCCCCGACAAACTCCCCTTTCCTCCATTTCGGTTACGTCAATTTCCGCTCGCTCAAACTGCGAGCTTATAATTTCCGCACACAGCGCTTTAACCTGCCGATCGTTCTCATAAGCCGCTCCCGTCATTCCATCAAGAATAGACTTTATCACGTTATCAATATCGCTTTTTAAGTTTTTCGCGTATATTCGTATAGTAATTTTAACGTTTCCTTCCAAAGGCACTGGCACAACTTCCCTCGTTTTTGCAAACACCAATTCCTCGTATTGTTTTGTTTTTAGGGTGGTATACATTTTCCCACTCTTGTTTATCCTGGGCCTATCTTTCGCTACCGGTTTTCCTGGCACAATAATTTTGTACAGCACAGCTACAGCTCCTTTCCCGTGTTGAACAAACGCTCCTGAATACCAACAAAGCGCCTATCGGGCCCATTTAGTTCAATTACTTTTGAGTTTTCTACAATACGCGATACCGTAGCTGGATCAAGCCTTTTTTCAAGTTCTTTAATGCTACAGTTAGTCGTTATAACCATAGGTTTGTTTGAAGCCACGCGGTCGTTTATTATGATATACAGCTGTTCCTTCCTCCAGTCTGTTATTTTCTCTTTGCCCAGGTCGTCGAGCACTAAGAACGGCACATCCATTATTTCCTGCACCATGCCAAAAACGTCTTCGTTTCTCCCCACTTTTGCGCTCATTTCGTTGAGTAACTCAGGAACAACGACAAATAAGCTAATAACGAAACGCTTCAACAGTTCATTCGTAATAGCACAAGCTAAATGCGTTTTGCCTGTTCCGGGTTTTTCACTGTACAAGAATATGTTTCCTGAAGAAGGCCCAAAGTTAGCAGCGTATTTTTTGCAAACTTCGTATGCTTTCTTGTTATCCTTATCAACTTGAAAATTATCAAAGGTTTTGTTCTTATAAGCCTCCTTTATGCCAGCGCTTTCTATCAGTGTTTCAAGTTTTATCGCTCGTTTTCGCTCAGGTGCGCTTTTACACGCGATATAAGTAAACTTCAGATGGCAATAATAGTCGGTAGCTCTTTTATCTATTCCATAATAGTATCCAGGCATACTGTTCTTGCAAAGAAGGGGAGAAGTACAACCCGCACAGTTTTTTAATTCGCGCAAAGCCAGTTCTAAATCAGGGATGTGTGCTTCTATATCCTCGTCACTTATGTATTCTTCCAAACCTTCTAATGTTTCCAGCACCGGTTTATACTTTTCTCTTAAGTTCATCGTATTCGCTCCCTTCGCTATTTTTCATACATGCTAAGGTCGTCGCCCCACTGGCTTAGGTAGGCCTTTATACCGAATGGGTCGTCTTCGTCTCTGCGGTGCGTTTCACCCGTAGAGCGCCGGTCGTTGTAACTTCCCTCCAGTACTTTTACAAAGTTATTCGTATTTATCAGCCAGTCGAAGTTACACCCCGTCCAGCGCCCGTTACGTCCCGAAAGGAACTCCGACTCCTCCGTTTTCTCAAACACCTCCTTTATTTTATCTAAGTTACCCTCTACAAAGTTCCACAACACTTTCAGTTTGCGTTTTCTGGTGTCGGTTAACTGTGCTACGCGTGGCAAGGAAGGGCAGAGTTCGTGGTACAAGGACACAATTTCCTTATAACGTACAGCTTCCTTACCCTTAGAAACAGGTTTTTCTTCTAAAAAGTTTTCCTCTTCAGTTTCTGAAGCGCGATCCACTATATATATATCTTCTGTAATATTAAATGTATTATTAGATACTGTATTATTATCTTTGACGTTTTCGTCAATAGGGGTATTGACGTTTTCATCAATACCCTCCCCCAAGTTTTTGGGATAGGTATCCAAATTTTCTGCTATAGGGGATATATATATTCTTCTTTCCTTAATCTCCTTAGTTCCTTCCTTGTAAACAATTTCTCTACGGACATGACCTCTTTGTTCAAGCTGCGAAATCCAGTTAGATATCGTATGAGCAGAAACTTTATAAAGCTTTGCGAAGTAGCTGTTACTAGCCCAGCAATATCCTTTTTCATTCGCAAGTGCAGTCAATTCTCCGTATAACAGCCTAGCTCCTAGTGATAATTTATCATCATACCTGACATTAGCTGGAGTAACGGAATAATATGACCTTCTCGGTTCTTCTAATTTCACTTCACTCACCTCCTTTCTTACCTTGCACTAACTCATCATTTACAATTGGAGTCTATTTTAGCTTCTCCTCTCGTATTCTTGTTTTCCTCAATTAACCGTTCTACAGCTGTTGTCGAAATCCGCCAGCTTTTGCCTATCCTAGTCGCTTCAATCTGGCCATCCTTAATCATTCTCAAAATCGTCATTTGACTTACGTTTAACCTCCGGGCAACATCGCTAACCTTCAGAAACTCTTTTTCATTTTCCATGTTCTGCACCTCCTTACTTTTGAATTCTAATACAAGTATACCACATTCTCCTACAAGTATAACATGCACAACGGCGCAAACATATATGTTAACCTAACTTGGCCTAAGCATGTCCTGTTTCTGTCGCCTTTGGCGTTGATATTGCGCGTTAAGGTTTGTAGAAATTCCATGAGCTCTTTACCTCCTTATTTACTTTTCTGGTTTCTGTCTCTCGTTTTCAGTGCCTTCTTCTAAGAAACTTTCAGGTATTCTCCACTGCACACCGATACGAATTGCAGGAATCTTCCCTTCCTTCAGTAGGTTATAAACCGTTTTTCTACTAACATGCAACCTTTCGGCAACCTGTTCTGGGGTTAAATACTCCATTCTCAGCACCTCCTCCCGTTATAAAATAGTGTTACAGTAAGGGGCCAGCCTGTACTGGCCCCATTGGCCCAATTGCGACCCCATTATGACCCCATTATGACCCCACTGACCCCTTTCCCTAAAACTTTTCTTACTCGCACAGTACTAACGTCTCTAGCTCTAACCTAGTGTTCTTCAGTACATCGTATATGTGCACTCTATCAAGGTTCATAATTTCGTGGTGGAGCTCAATATCCTTAGGCCTGTATCGTACCGAGACATAGAAAGGTGCTTCCGCAATGTTAAGGTCTCTTATATTCGGGTCTTCACTCTCAGCCAGTGCTTTCGGTGTTGGGTACCAGTAACCTTCAATTGTGCCGTAGTAAATGTACTCTGCATACAACTTGCCGTAACCTTTGAGATCAATAACGTTGTAGCCCTTTTCCTTCTCTTCATCTAACACACAGAACCTCTCTAACCGCACGCTAAATTTTGTCATTTCTCTCCCCTCCCATTTGTGTTCTCGTTGCTGTCGTTCTCAGTATTCATACGTGCTGCGAACAGTAACTCTCCAGTGGGTGACCAGATAAAATCGGTCGCATACTGGCTAAACGCTCCAATGTGTATTTCCCAAGAGCTCCACTTGAGCTTTAGGAAGTCGCCTGCTGTCGCATCTGGCTTGTGGAGTAGTTCTTCCTCAATAACTTCACTCTCCGCAGTAGGCACGTACTCTATTAACGACCAATAGTGATCTGTTGTATCAAGAGGGAGTCCATTATCCGTATACTTTTTAGTCGCTGCAAAGGAAGGTTGCCACCAGCCATATATGCGTCGTAGCTCTGGCACGATATACTCCGCGTCGAATTCTCCCAGGTACTGCGTATCCGAGTAAAGTATCAGGTGGTTCTGCCCCGTTGCCTTTTCTTCAATGCAAGCTAAGTATCTATATTTTTGTTCCATTTCTCTTCCCTCCTCTTAGCTGGGGGCAGTAGAGGCTGCCCCCAGCTGCTTTGTTCTAGTAATTTACCTCTACGTTAACCAACTCAAGTACTTCATCTACTATTTCTTCAATTCTTCTTCTATATGACTCTTCGTTTTCATTGTAGATATTTACTTCGTATAAATCCCAATGCAGACGCAAAAACTTGTGTGCTTGCACATCTTCGTACTTAATGTAGAAGTTCTCAATTCCCTTTTGGCTTTCTACTACGCTGTATCTTATAACTGCCCACTGTGGTTGTTCTGGGTTCTCTATAATGAAACCTTGGTCGGTTATTTCTTTATAAGCTTTATCTGATAAATGCCAGTAGCCGAAAATGTCATGGTTCTGCGGTACTACGTACTCTGCACGAAATTGCCCTTTTTCTTCTAAATCGATTACATGCAAACCTCTCGACTTCTCTTCTCCTGTGAACTTTACCTTCCTTAAATTCTCCATTGCACTTCCCTCCTCTGTGTTCCTTTTTACCTTGTTTCCGTTCTTGTTTCTCATTCTTCTCCCTCCTTCTTGCTTCTGGTTATATATTACCATACTGTTACACATAGTATATACTTGTGTGTTAAGCGTATGTTAAGCAATTGAAAGTGCTCCAAAGTGTTTGTAAGTGCAAGAAGCCCAGTAACAAAAAGGGGTAGAACGTTGTTTCTCAGTTCTACCCCGTGGAAGTGTTTCAAGTGTTTCTCTAAAATGGCACTTCAAAACTCTCAGTTTCTTTAGCAGTATCCTGGACGTCAGCTATCTCGGTGTCGTTATTTAATGCTTGTGCTGTATCCGCTGTTTTACTTTGTTCCTTCATTGTTTTAACTAAATGCACAAGAGACTCCGCTGCAAGTCTTATATGCGCGTCTTCTGCTTTGTGCGCAAGCCAACGCAGGTAATTCATATCAATAGAACCTATCTCTCTAATTGTTTTACCTCTATACTTGCCGAAGTTTACAACCACAGAAGCCGCTTCCTCTGCTGGCATGTACTCCATTTCTTCGGTCTCTTCACTATCTACATCATCCGGCTTATGCTTCGCTCTTGGCTCAGGTATAGGTATATCCATATCTTCAATATCCTGCGTGAACACGTCAGAAAGGCTTGCCAACGTAAGTACTGCATCCACCTGTGCACGTTTCTTTGCCATTTTTAGGCATGTATTAGCGATCGTGTAAGGGTCGACCTTCTGCGACATAAACTTCCGTTCTCTGCTGTTACAATGTCCCAGCCCTTCGGTGATAATGATCCCATCCTTTGATAGCTCGCATTTAACTGTATAGGCAAAGAAACCCTGGTCGTAGTCCTGAACGCGTTCTAGGAGCTCGTACGTAGAAGTTACACCCAGGAGCATAAGTATTTTTTCTGCACCGGGTTTCAGTAATGTTGGTTTATCAGTACCAGGTATAATGCCAAAGTCCACTTTAGGCCGAAGCTGCGACTTAATTACCTGCTGGAACTGGTTGATCTTATTCATTACTTGCACTGCTTCGTTCACGTTGATACTCTCTACAATAGACATGTTTTTGTTTACATTCTCCATTGTGCTTCCCTCCTTATTCGTGTTATAATACCAACAGAGGATGATAGCTCACCCTCCTCAATGCGAAATACCGTTCGCGTTTCTCTTCACCTCCTTGTGAGCCTCCCCGCCCTGGGGAGGCCTTTTTAATTAAGCAGGCCTTTCCTTTTTAATCTGCTCCAAAGTTTCTAGTTCTTCTAACTCATCCTTCGCGTACTCTGCTAGGAACTCACTGATAACCTGCTTCATCGTTTTACCTTCCTTCGCAACCTTCGCCTTCGCTGCCCTGAACAACATTTCATCTAATACTACTGTGCACCGCTTTAACACTTCTGCCTCACTCCTTTCAACGTGTTACTTTTAGTATATACCACATTAACATATTTTGTCAATAGTGTGAACACTGGGTCACAGTTTTTTGTACTGCGAGCAGAAAAAGCGTTTTTAAGTAAGAAAGCAGCCGAAAGTACCATGCTGAATGTAGCATTTTCAAGGGTAAATTTCTTCAGGATTGCGTTTTGACGTTAAGTGTGAAGATATACATACGTGTTATGCTCTGCGTGCAAAATACACGCCTGATAAAAAGAAACGGCTGGGGGGAAGGGTAGCCCCAGCCGCCTTATAATGAGGGAAGCGTGCGGTTACTGTTATTATAACATGCCCTTAGTACCGGTTTGAGTCATTCCTTTTTTAGCGAATGGGTCAGTAAAAGCTTCGTACCCACCCATTGCTGTGAGTGTAACAAGTGCTGAATTCAAAACTGTTAATGCTACTCCTTGTATCCCACTGCCCGCTGATGCAAAAATAAAATTCAGTACCAGCGCCACTATGAAAGCATAAATCCGTACTACATAGTCGTCGAACTGCTTCTTCACTAGTCCCTTGGTAAATTGTACAATCAGGGACGTTACCGCAGTAATCCCAGCGAACGTTGCCAACGCTTCCAAAGTAAAAAAATCATTCATCTGTTCCACCTCCTACTCATTATTTTCGTTACCACTATTTCCAACGTGTATTTCCTTCCTCTTTATACCTGCTAGTGCCCAGAGCTCGCCAGTTGTAAATGCGAACCACGAAGCAATCAACGCTGTCGGTTCGCTGCCTACTTTCACGAATACGTATAAAGCTGCAACGGTAAAAAGTACGTTCAGCCCTATAACCAACGTAACTATTACTTTTGAAAACCGCATTGTACTTCACCTAAATATAAATATGTTTATGAACGTAAATACTAATCCCAATCCCGCAATTAAAACAGGTACGAGCCACATAAGCGTATTGAGTTTGGAAGCTGTATCCTCAACCTTCTGCCTCAGGTTGTTATAGTCTCGTATCATCGCCCTAGTAGTTTCTAAGTCCGTTCTAAGACTGTCAATTTTACTATCGAGTGTGTCTATCTTCTCAAACAGGGCTTTGTTATCATACCAGTTTTCGCTCATGTTTTAGCTCCCTATCGTTTTTTCTTGCTCGTTCTTAAATGCGATAAGCACTCGCCGTTGCCCCTGTAGTTGTTTAATAGTTTTCTGTACATCATTTAGTGTGTTCTCGAAAATTGCTATTTGCCTATCTAATTCTTCTATCATTCTGTCTATGTCCTTTTCATCAGCTAATACGGTATCTACAATCTGCCTACTTATAATGCGTCCATCTTCTTTGAATACTTCACACTTTGTTATATTCTCCCTGCTGCTCATAATGTAGCCTCCCCTCTACTCTGCACAAATACTTGCAGGTGTAATGTGGCCTGTACTCTACCTAAGTCGTTTGGTATAATCTCCAGCTCGTGCCATCCTCTTTCTATTTTACCGTAGTTATCTTTTTTCATAAACTGTAGGATATCGAGTTCAGTTTCACTCAGTCCAGCATTCGGAATAACGTTTCCATCTACCTTAACTGTAACAGCTGTTGGTGTAGGGCCTTCGTAAATCCCATATTCTATGTTGTGTACGTGGTTTGGAAGCACGATGTCGTGTGTATGGTCGGGGATATCTACTCCATGTATGTGCTCAGGGATATTTACACCATGCACGTGGTCTGGGATGCTCATATCGTGTGTATGATCGGGTATTTGTACGCTATGCGTGTGGCTAGGGATACTGATGTCGTGTGTATGGTCAGGTATCTGTATTGCGTGTGTATGGTTCGGTACACTCACGTTATGCGTGTGCGAAGGGATACTTATATTGTGTGTATGGTCAGAGAGCTGAACCACATGTGAGTGACTTGAAATGACTACTACGTGTGCATGGTCGTATACTTCATGTGTATGTCCTGATGTTGATGCAGTGTGCGTATGGCTAGGAATTACAACCAAGTGTGTGTGATCATCGACATTATCTCCAGGCCCAGTTTCGACTAATGTCGCACTCGTACTTGCGATGGTAACTGTGTCCTTAGATGTTGAGCTGGTATGGCCCCCACTTTCAGGAGTAACAATTACAGCATCTCCTCCATCTTCGGTTGTATAAGCGTAACCGCCGCCAGCAGCCGTTGTAGCTGAATAACTGCCACCTGATGCTGTTGTGGTTGAGGTGCCGCCTCCTGAAGCTGTAGTGTCCGTATGAGCTCCACCTGCTGCTGTAGTAGAGGAGTAACTGCCTCCAGATGAAGTCGTTTCTGTACGGCCTCCACCATCTGCCGTTGTAGAAGTATATGCTCCTCCTGCTGCTGTTGTATCGGAGTACCCACCACCTGCCAAAGTAGTATCAGCATAACCGCCGCCAGCAGCCGTAGTTGCGATGATAGCTCCTCCGCCCTCAATAGCCTTAGAGTATGCTCTAAAAGCTTCTACATCATAGTTCAAAAGTGCTCTGTTTACATTTATTACATCTGGTGAGATATGAAACTTAAAGTGTGCTGGATGTTCAGGGTCGCAGTTATCTGTGAGCACATAGCTATCCAAACTCGTTGCGCCTTGAGAATACACCTCAGCCACCCGTGTACGGTCAGCTAAGTCAGTCACTGTAGAAGTCATCGAATACTTCGGTGCCGCAATTGTTATTTCTATATTACCCGGGTCTCCAGTAACGTCCTGCTTTTTTATCTCTATCACTCTGCTCGTGTAGTCTAGGTCTAGCTCTTCGTCGTGTACTCTCACTAATTTACCTAAAGCGAACTTGTCTAGCGGGTCTGCCGTAATTCGGTGAAGGTCAAGAGCTGAAACCGACACACTTATCCGAGGCATCTTGTTCTGTTCAAGCAGAGCCTTCGCTGAGTTATACAGAGACTCTGGGTTCTCATACCGTTTATCCACCCAGATGCGCTCAATAACTCCAAACTGCTCAATAGTGTCTGCGTCGATATAGGGTTTTCCCGTTGGGTTAACCTTCTCAATAGTAAGCTGGTTAATACCTTCCCCATACCCTAGGGGGTATATTCGCGTAAATAGGTTAGTAGGGTCTTCCTCAACCTCTACGCCTTCCATATTCCTGCGGTATCGTATCTGCGGTCCGTATGAATTATCTGCTTTCTTCAGGTTCAGCGTCCACGGATAACTTTCCGTATCCCACGTCCACGCATACTCTTCATGGAACGGAGCCGGAACGGATAGAAGAGCCGAGTAAAGGTTTTCATTCTCCCACTTGTAAAGGAATTGTCTTGAAAATTCTACATCGCCAAGTTGCCAGTTTACTTTCTTCTGAAACGATAGGATATACTCCAAAACCTCTCTTGTATAAGTTCCAAGGCCGCCAATCTCGTGATATCCGAACATTACACTATCGAGCAAAGTAGCCAGTACATGCTCTAACTCATATGTAATACTCTTCTCACTAGTATTATGTCTTGCAGATGACGGTACTATTCTAAATAGTCCTATCTTATCGTTACCATCATATATTTCAGCATACCAGAATGGTTTGCAGTAACTATTTTTGGGGTCGTCAAGCGGTAAAGTAAAAGAAGCTTTCCAAAGTGAGTTATAAATCTTCTCATACCCTACATTAAAGGCATTCTCTAGATATGCTACTCTATTCATGTTTAGGTCGTATATTATTACTGGTGCTTTCATCATAGCCACCTATCCTGCCATTTTACACGTATTCTTACAACTCTCGTTCCGCTAATATCTGAATACAGGAACTCGTTTCCCTCTGGCATTATCTCTGGGAACTCATCTTTTCCGACTAAGTGTAAAGCATTTTCACCGTTGAGTGTTACAATCATTCGCTTAGAGTCAATTACTATTACGTCGCCCGACTTAAACTCTCCAATAAATTCAAACTCAAATGACTTCGCCTTCTTAAGAAGAACTCCATTATCGATAGTGACTAATACCGCAATAGGAATAACTTCTAGTGGACATACTGAACTTTGCTCTATAGCTTCTACCACAGTATTCGTGCCTCGCTGCATTGGATACTTACTCCCAAACGGTAGTAGTCCAAACACTTGCGGGTTTCCGTTTTTTACCGTATAAACGGATGTATTAAGGACAATAGCATCAAAACCTACAACTAGGGATACAGGAACAACACCTAAGGCAGAAACCTGAGCATTACAGATATAAGGAGCCAATACAGAAGCTACTTGCTGCACTTGATACCTTTTTCCAAAATAGCACGTTCCTAATTGCTGTCCGTACAATTCTAAAGTCCTTTATCCGTAAATATCAAGTATTGCGTCATTGTCCCGTATACAGTATATCTTGCCGTTATAAAGCTGAGAGGTGCGTCTATACGCTTGGGTTGGGGCTGCTCCTAATATCCATGAATTAGAAGAAATGTCGTATACCTGTAAGGTATCCCAGCTCGTCACGTATAACTTATCTTTGTAAAGGGCAGATGTCGATTGGGACATCCATATTAATGCATTGGCTCCAACAATCCAAGTATCTGACGCGATGTCATATATGTGCATAGCTGTACCGTCATTCTGTGGGCAGTATATCCTACCGTTATACAACTGGGAGGTATACCTTAATGCACTAGCAGGCGCATTGGCTCCAACAATCCAAGTATCTGACGCGATGTCATATATGTGCATAGCTGTACCGCCACTCTGTGGGCAGTATATCCTACCGTTATAAAGCTGAGAGGTTACCCTTGCTGCACTAGCAGGCGCATTGGCTCCAACAATCCAAGTATCTGACGCGATGTCATATGTGTGCATAGCTGTACCGTCATTCTGTGGGCAGTATATCCTACCGTTATACAACTGGGAGGTATACCTTGATGCACTAGCAGGCGCATTGGCTCCAACAATCCAAGTATCTGACGCGATGTCATATATGTGCATAGCTGTACCGTCACTCTGTGGACAGTATATCCTACCGTTATAAAGCTGAGAGGTAAACCTTAATGCACTAGCAGGCGCATTGGCTCCAACAATCCAAGTATCTGACGCGATGTCATATATGTGCATAGCTGTGCCGCCACTCTGTGGGCAGTATATCCTACCGTTATAAAGCTGAGAGGTTACCCTTGCTGCACTAGCAGGCGCATTGGCTCCAACAATCCACACATTTCTTATCCTTGCTCTACGTACTGCTTGAACTCCACTGAATGTAAGCTGTATTGTAGGTTTTGTATCTGAGTAAAATGTTAGACTGTTGTCAGCAAAATCTATTTTTTTAATATGCGACCACGAATCTCTCTCTGATACAGCTGTCTCCCAGTTTGCAGAAAGAACAACGTCAACTGTCGGCATACTACCGATACCAGAAAGTCCAAACACCGTAACTGTCTGTATGAAAGGTGCACTCGTTCCTGTCCATCCATTTGCTGTTAACGTTCCAGAAAACGAGAATGGCTCGTCTGCCACAAGCTGTATCTTTTTGTCTAAAATGTCTGTATAGTCCTCATCTGCTAACCTCTGGTAACTCCCTGAAGTCCATACAAGCTCAACGTTGTCACCTGCTGAATGCGCGGCTTTAGTTGTTCCTTCTATACCACGTAGGACATTGCCAAAGGTATTCGTAGTCTTATCGATACTTCCAACTTCCACAATCTCACGTACCAGCGTACTCCCAGTAGTGTTATAAATCAGCACAACGAACGGCCCAGTGTTCGGGAACTTACTAGCATCAGTTACCGTAAAAGTCTTATCTGTAGCAGTCATATTTGCTGCCAGCTGTGTAACTGCAAAGTTTGTGCTTTTAAGTCTTGGCATCCCAAACCACCTCTTTTATGCCCCTCTAAATTGTACGTCTATGGTAAACTGTATGCTGTCTCCGCTCTCTAATACAATAGGGTCAAACGTAGCTCTCATAAATAGGTTTCCACCAGTGGCTGCATCAAACAGCCCAACTTCTCTTATAGTCTTTGCCCCATTAGCTGTAAGCGTGCCTAATACTCTGCATGTATCATTAGCTGTAGAAGTAGTTACGATTGTGCTTATCCCTACAGCTCTCGCCTCAGGAGCTGGTGCTCCCAAGTTTGTATTCGTAGCTGCAAGTGTTAGCGCTGTGCCTCCATCAGTGCCCCAAGCTACATATTTAGGTTCGCTTAGCTCTCCCCTAAGTCTCCTTGCAGCTATCTCTTTACCTTTATTTGTTATAATTGCTGGCATTATTAACCCTCCTTACATTCGGATATTCTTCTTTACAGCTAACTATTTTGCTATTCTCTATATATTCAATGCTTCCATCTTTTCTTATTATCTTAATCGCAATCCTCGCTTGACAGGGCATGTTCTCTGATATGTTCATTCTATCACCTCACACATTCCTAAAAAACCTAACCTTGAAGCCTTGCACCGTATTATTACCCTCATTGCTTACCACAATTACCGGATACGTTGCTACGTTTCCCTGCGACGTTATCCGTATCGTTGACAAGGACGTTGTTATTATTTGCTCCACTTCCTGCTCGCTTCCATATGCGTGCGGGTCAAACGCAGTTAATGGAAGCGTGAATGTTCCTATATTCACTATTTGCTCAAGTGGCAGATTACCTGAGTACCTTACGTAGTATGTCTTATCAGGCTCTTCGTCAAAGACTAAAGTCAATGTTCTTGGGTGCCCATTCGCATCCACCAGATGCTGTACAAACCTGCGTATCCTCTGCTGCAATTCTTCAGGAGAGCGCGCTCCAATCATCGCACACTTGAGCTCAAAGTTTCTTACATCCATAACAGCGCCAAAGTCATAAGCCCCATGCATTCCCGGGATAGTCCCAATCATGTCTCGCGTTTCTGGAAGTATGTTTATCTCAGTCCCCTGCAATAGCCGTATTCCGAAGTCGGAAGCGTCTATACCTCCAAGCTTAAACCCGCCAGCCACTATAGCACACCTCCACCACGAGCATCACTCCTATAACTCTTCCCTAAGTATTCGTTTACGTAGGGAGTCGTTACACGCGCTATTTCTCTACCGTCCAAGTACACAGGTACAGTTATTGTGAAGCTACCTCCTGCGTAGCCACCATTTGACATTCTTGCTGCTATCTCTTCCGCTAAGCTTCCAAACGTTGCGTCGTTCAATGGCAACACTGCTTCAGGTCCTGCTTCTCCAACACCTACCAAGCTAGGCTGGGTAAATATACCTCCACTCTTATACCAGCTAACACTAATATCTGGGATTGTGAGCGTTATACCTGCAACGCTTACCTGCTTAGATCCAAAAGAAAAGTGAGGAAGCGGAATGTGGATATTCTTAAAAGCGTTCACAATTGTACGCGCGATATTGGAGAATATTCGTCTTGCAGAGTCAACAAGCCCATCCCAAGCGGACGTCAAGCTTAGCGATATGCCCGACCAAAGAGTTGACAGGGTGTCCTTCAGAGACCGAACACTACCAGTTATCGTGTCGCTAATTGATTGCCACATGCTCGCTGCTGTGTTTTTAATTCCTGTCCACGTGCCACTCAAAAACGTGCTTATTCCTTGCCATGCTGAGGTTGCTCCAGCTGATATACCCTGCCACAATCTTACAAAGAAGCCAGAAAACTCTCCCCAGTTTTGTTTGCCTTGCAGTATTAACTTGTCCCAAGATGACAATATTTCGCCTGTAGAAAGGTTTACCTCTTTGATACTTTCTCCAGCCATTTCTGATATCTCTCTAACAGTTTCTTCGTGCATTAACGTTGCAGCTTCAACAGTCCTATCACGCTGCAGCTTAGCGTTGTTTATAAGCTCATCCCTAGTATAGCCAGTTGTAGCTATTGCCTCATCACTCATAGCCATAATTGCCTCTACCGTTTGCTGGTATTGTTCGTTTGCGTTCTTGATAGTTTCATCTCTTTGCTGCAAGCTGTTTTTTATCGCCTCTGATGCCATCTCTGCAGTTATCTGCCCAGACTCAGCCTTAAGCATTGCTATAACCGCAGCTGCCTTGTCTTTCTGCTCAGAAACAGCCATAATTACTCCATCCCTCTGCGCTTGTACCGTTTGGACTATTTGCTGCCTCATTTCTTCAGTTACAGTTACGCCGCTGCTCTGTAGCTCTCTTATTTTCTGCTCTACCTGTTTATTCAGCTCTTCCTGATTAGCTATTTGGTCGTTCTTGCGTTTTGTCTCTATCTCTAGCATTTTGGTATACTGTTCGTTCGTAATCATCCCTGCTGTGTCTCTAAGATAGCCGAGCTTATCAACTGTCTCCTGATACTGCTCATTTATAGCTTTAACCGCCTGCTCCTTCATCCTTTTGCTTTCAGCAATTATGCCATCTGCCATTTCCTTGCTTATGCTTTTCCCCTGAGCCTGAA